CAAAAGTCTTCCGCCTATCGCGCAGGGCTACGCTAGAGGAAAACGAAAGAGTCATGCAGTACAGCTTGCCTGTGATCTTGGATTACGATGGGAGGAAAAGAATTGCAACCATGGGACCATTTGAGCGAAGCATGGAGCGGGAATTCTCATTGGCTGTCAACAAGAAAGCCATTGATGAATGCACCGATCTCAAGCAGCTCAAGGAAGTGGCGACTAACTTGCTCGTCGGTTGGAGCAATATGCAGGGCGCCGTAGGCGAGCTAATCAAAGAAAACATGAACCTGCGTCATGCCATCGGCCTGCGAGAGGCTGATTTACAGGCAGCAGAAGAGCTGATGAACCAGGCAGCTAGCCTTCTGGAGAAGCAAGCTGTTGATCGAACCAGCAAGCCTTCCCGATCTTCTCAATCCAAGTGGCGTCTGTGGCCGTGGTAGACGTGAGCAGGAATACTTTCCAGCCACCCATCATGGCCAGATTGTATTTCCTTGCGTCGCGGTCATATCCAGATCCTGATACATGGCGGCCCCGCATATAGGTGCCGCCTTGTATCTCAATCAACGAGCGGCTTTCAACGTGAGCAAAGTCTGCTCTGTAACGCTTGGATCGTTTGCTTTTGGCGTAGCGCTCTTGATAATCAGACTCCCAAGTAGGCACATCACTGAACTCGCGAACAAGCTCTAATTGTGGCCATTGGACTTTCCACTGATCGTGGAATTTATCCTCAAGAGCGCTCACAAGATCATACTTTCGCAGCAGTTACGCTAGCGCCTTGATCTTGATACTTCCCTTCATAGGGCTTGCTCACTTCGCCGCAGCGGAATAGCACCACTTGGGCAATGCCCTCGTTGGCGTACACGCGGATGTAGCGGTCGGTGGGATTGGTGAGGCTCATGGTTAGGTAGCCGCACCAGCCAGGTTCGATGGGAGTGATGTTGGCGATGAGACCAGCGCGTGCGTAGGTAGATTTGCCCCAGCACAGGCCCATTACGTCGTTCGGCATGTTGAACCGTTCGACGCTCACGCCAAGACCAATGGCATGCGGAGGAATGATGAAGAACGAGCCCTTCTCATCCTGCACGAGGCCAGTCGTGATGCCTTCAGGGGCATCTTTCACATCGAAGGTGGACGTGGCCTGCGGCGATGCATACACGATGAATTCCTTGGAAGACAGGCGAATGTCATAGCCGCTTTGGCTTAGGCCAAAACTCAGGGCAGGCTTGCCATCAACAATCTTTGTCTTCTCGCCCACGTAGGGCATGAAGATGTCGTTTTCAGCAAGCTTGCTGATCTCGATGTCGTTAAGGAGCATTGTGAAAGGGGCGCTCTAGGCGCCCCCGTAAGGATCAGAAGAAAAGACCCAGTTCAGAACAAGTCGTCGGAAGCAGCTTTCTTGCCGCCACCAGCCTTGCCAGAGTTGTCCCACATGGAGGCATAACCCTTAGCACCATCGATCTTGCCCTTCACTTGCACTTGGCCAGTGAAGCTGGGCTGAGAGTCGTTGGTTTTGCGGTCGTTGGTCCACAACGATGCAGCAAGGCTGTACATGCCACGGTCGTTAGGGCCAGCTTCCTTGGCCTCGCGGAACACGTCTGCGGGGATGTCGATGGCGACTTTGTAGAGAGGCTGAGAAGCCATGGTTGAAAAAGAAGAACGGAACAAGAGTAGCGACTATGGACGGGGGATCAAGCCCCCTTGTCCATAGAAATTGTGAAGGGCACACGACCGGGGTAGTGGTCGAAGAAGAACTGTTGAGTCTTCTGTGTCATCACGCCGGCTTGCGCTACAAGCTCACCGGCATCCAGGCTCACAATTTGAGCCTGTTCGCCCTTTCCAGTGTCGGGATCGTAAATGGCAATGGCGCAGTGCGCCTCATTGATTTCGATGTCATACATCTGCTCAATGGCCTGCACATAGGCTCCAAGCTGCATGCGGTAGTCCGCAAGCATCGAGTCGCTCTTGTGCTTGTAACTGGTTTTCCAATCGAGCAGCGCATAGGCGCCGCTCTTCATGGTGGCGAGCATATCGAAGGTGCCCGCGTAACCAATTTCCCTGGAAGGGCAGTACCACGAGATGGCGCTTTCGACGAGCTGTGGCTCGTCTATCTGGTCCAGGAAATCCTGAATGCTCTCGTAGTAAGGGAAGAATTGAGGCGCATTATCAAAATGCGTCTCAATGTCCTCCCCATTGAAGAGATCTTCCAATACTCCATGGAGCCAGTTGCCACGTTCGACGGCATTGCGCGTGCGGCGATTTGCTTCGGCATCTCCTACACGCTTACGCCAGTTGATCAAGGCCATGGTCTTGCCGATGGGGGCGGTGGCCGAGGCGATTGTTGTAACGGAAGGAAGCACGATGCCTGCTGGGACATTGGGGAGATCCTCCGAAACGTAGTAGCGTTTCTTGTTAATTTGGAGCCTGTTTGGCTCGTAGCGTGGGAATTTCATCGTGGTTTAACGCAGTAAGAACCAGATGTGTAGTAGCCCATAGGGCAATTACTTCCCTGCTTCTCGATGGCATTAGTTGCGCTACGAGAGGGCACGCAATAGGCACCGGAAGTGAAATAGCCCATGGGGCAGCCACCCACGCGAGGGAGAGGCTGCGCAAGTTGAGCCATGATGAGGATGGAAATCATTTTTCGTTCACATCCCAGAAGTATTCGCAACCTTCGTCGGTGCATGGAGGCGCCGCGAATTGCGATTGATACCTGTCTGGAGGTGCCAGATAACGCCAGCAGTTTTCCTTAACAGGGCATCCATCCCCCGTACACATTGCAATGTCAGGCATGAGATGTCGATTAATAAACGGCTTAAGAAACGCAGGGTCAAGAAGACCAGCATCCATAACGGAAGCAAGCAAAGCTGCCACACGTTTCGGACTATCAATGAGATCGTCTGGAAAGCTCCAATAGGCCTCATTCGCCTTCTCCCACCATGGTTTGTCCAAGGCGCTTTCCTGAGTCGATAAGGGCTTGGCGATGGTCGCTGATGTAGTCATCGAAAGCTTCAATGATGGTGCTCTGGAAGAAGCCACAGCCCATGAGGTAGCAGGCGAAATCTTCTACAAGTTCCGGGGCTGCCTCCTTGTACGAAGTGAAGCTCACTTCAAAACAAGGAGCGCCAAAGCGATCAAGAAAAGTGTGGTTCCACTTATGTGGCTGTGCAGCTAGGTGGTCCATAGTGATTCAGTGAGAGGATTGTCGTCTGCATCGGTGCAGACTGTTCCAGCGAAGGCCCTCGCCAAGAGGGCCGCCGCCAGGTCTACTTTTTTGCCTCCACAAACGCCTTTACGGCCCCAATCGCGTCTTGTGTGCTGACAGCAGCACCACGGATGGCATCCAACTCTTTGGTCATGGCAGCCTTGGTGATCTTGATGCCCTGCTCCTTAGTCCAGGAAGACACGAGAGTGGTGATCACATTGCCAAAGTCGCCGATGGTCTTCACGTTGGCGCCAGTGTTAAGGCCAACAGTATCCAGGGCGTTCTTGACTGCCATTTGGCATGCTCTCACATCTGCAAGTCCAAGGGGATTGGCTTCGCAGAATTCAACGAGGGCTTGCTTTCCATCGAAGGCAAGAGCCCACGCTTCTCCAAGATGAGCATTGCCTCCATCAGCAGGCGCCTGCTCCTGTTTTGATGCCGGAGCTTGCTTCGGAGCATCCTGTTGGAGCGCGATCCGGGGCGATCCTTTTTGGTCATCTTCTTTAGGGATGTCTTCGCCTGCGTAGAGACGCAGGCCGAGGCCGGTGAAGGTGGCGATGCACTTAACGGCAGCACGCTGACAGTTGTCGCTGATGGCGCGACCATCTAGATCTTTGATGGCATTGTGCTTCCGATCCATCACGGGGAAGATCAGAGCAACAGTGCGACGGATGCCGTCAGTGAGATAAGGGCGAAGGTAGTAATAGCCAGGGCCACCAAAGACCACTTCACCAATGGTTTTCTCTTCAAACGCGACGAAGAGCGTGGGGAAGTGTTCCTTGAGATAACGGTAAGCGAAGGGCCAGGAGAGATAGGAGAGACCTTTGTAGTCCTTCTCAATGTGAGGACCAATGTCAGGGGTGTCGTATGCAGCCTTGAAAGCTTCGGCACTGATTTCCAGGGGAGAGAACACGCCGTTGTAACGGTCGAGCATGGATTGCTGAGCTGGGTCAGAAGACATGAGGGAAGGATCGTAAAGAGTGAAGGAATGCTTCATTAGAGAGTCATTCCAGGGGTGTAGCCAAAGCTGCGCTTGTAGCCAGAGCGCTTGTTCTCGTCAGAGGAGTCGTAGAAGATGACGAGATACTTGCCTGGCTGCTCCGCATCGCCAATAACAATGCTTTCACCAGGAAGAGGCCAGTCATTTACCGAGCGGATGTCAGTGATGACTTCAGCGGAATGTTCATCGAACACATCGTCATAAACAACGCTTTCGCAGAACAGCTTGATTTCGCAGTCTTCATGAGTGCGCAGGTAACCATCAAGATGGTCGCGGAGTTCAGAGGCTTTCATCGGGGAAAGGGGATGATGGGTCTACCGACTCTTGCGTGTGGTCGAAGCATTGCTCCCACGCGCTGTCCGCGAGGGTGGCACTTCCTTCCCATACGGGAGTGGAGCGAATGAGACGCTCCAGCGTCTCACTGTTGGACTTTCTTGCTTCATGGGCAATGTTTCCCAGGTGAGTAAAAGCGGTGTCGGTGAGGGTGACGTGGCGGCGCTTTTTAAGTTCGCCATGAGCATTCGGCACAGTAATCAAAGGTGGGTGAGCAGGAAATAGGCCAAAACGAAAGAAATAATGAAGACCAGGAGAAGCTCCATCGGGAAGCGCGGCTCGACACACCTTACACACCTTTTTCGATGGTGCAACCCCCTAATCCTCCGAGTCTCATGAGACTGCTTCTGAATGCTTAAGCATGCATTAAGACCGCCTCAAGTCGTTGCAGCGCCTGAAAAATCTGCTACAACAGCTCTGACTCACCCCCGCTCATGGCCTTCAACATCCTTGACCACGAAGCCAAGCTGGAGCCTTCCAAGGAAGCAGGGAAATATAAGTGTCCGGCCTGCGGCGGCAACAACCTCAGCCTCGACCGGAACAATGGTTCCTATAACTGCTGGAACGATCCATCGCCCAAACACCGCGCTGAAATTCGCAACATTCTTGCCCCATTGAAGCGCTGGGAGAGGCCGCCCAGGGAGAGCGGCTCCTACCGTTTCCCTTACGAAAACCGTGATGGGCACAAGGTTTTAGACGTTGTTCGCCGTGATAACGATGGCAAAAAGCAAATCTTCCAGGAATATCCTGAAGTAGCCCCTGATGCACCACAGCGCAAGAAGATCATTGATGATCTGCGCTCCCAGGTGCTGCCATATCGATATAACGAAGCTGTTGAAGCTTCCAAGGCGCTGCGCCTGCCCATCTTTGTCGTTGAAGGTGAGCTGTGCTGCGATGCCGTATGGCAAATCGGCTTACCGTCCGTCACATTCCTCGGTGGTAGCAAGCAATACCGAAGCAATGGAGACTACTCATCGCTGTTCAAAAACGTCCGTCTCGTTCTGTGTCCCGACCGAGATGAGCCAGGCGTGGCTCTCATGCGAGAGGTGGCCGTCGATAACCCTGGCGCTCAGTGGCTCTATGCAGATCCCGAAAGTTTTGAATGGGACTCGCTCCCGCAAAACAACGGTTTTGACATTTCCGACTGGATTGAGGAAGGTGCAGACCAGGAACTCATCCTCGGCTCCATCGTTTCCCAGGATCGCCACGAAGGTCACGATGGCCTTCCCTCTTATGAAGAGATTATTGGCGCCCTGGAGACCATGGTCGGCCTTTATGGCAATGACGCCCGCGTGTTGTTTGAAGCACGCCAATGGATGACAAACCACGGGCTCAAGCTTGTCACCAGCGAGCTTGAAAAGCTCCTGGCCGAAGCTAAGACCCGCGTGGATGGCAAGGAAGAAATCGAAGTGTTAGACGCCAAAGCTATTGCGCTTTCCAACGAGGTGAGGCGCTGGACCATTGCTGGCATCCTTCCCGAGAGCAGCGTGATGCTGCTGGCCGCTGCTCCAGGCAGCGGCAAATCCACTCTCATTTACAACTGGGCGTTACATGTTGCAACTGGTACGCAGTGGAGCGGCAGGCGTTGCGCTAAGGGCAAGAGCTTGATCATCCAGTGCGACGAGCCCGTGGTCGATGCAGCGGAAAAGATGCAGGTGATTGGCTACGACCGCGACGACCTCAACCCCCAAGACATTGGCTTTGTTGAGCGCTGGCGCTTCTCCAACATTGGCTGGCTTGCTGACCGCATCAAGCGTGATCGCCCGCAATTCGTAGCCATTGATAGCCTTACGGCGTGCCTTGCCGGCATGGATGTTGATCTCATCAGAAGCGATGCAGGCAACGTCATCTATGAACTGCGCGACATTGCCAACACCTATGGCTGCAGCATTGTCATCCTCCACCACTTGAATAAAACTGGCGGCATCCGAGATAGCTCCAGCTTTGAAGCCAATGTCTCGGAAGTGGTGAAGCTCTATCGCTCAGAGAACAATCCCGTTCCCAACGAATTCCTTTTGGAATGGACAAAAAGTCGTTCAGGGCTGTCTGGTAAGCACTATTTGGTGCGGGAGCCTGGCAGTTATGGCTGGTTCTACAGGGGGCCAGTGGATGGCGACCCCGAAGGGCTAATGAGAGTGAGCAATGCAGTGAACAACAGAGGCATGGAGCGTTTTGATGCTCATCAGGTGAGCACCATGCTTGGAATGTTCGACACTGCTGCAGCCCGCCGCATGCTGGAGCAGGGCAGACGCCAGGGCCTCATCTCTTCATCATGGAAACTTGGCCCCACTGGTGAGCGGGACCGCATGTATCACTCTTTTGATTATGTGGAACCAGAACTGTCGGACTTTGCGGAGGAGAAACCAGCTATTGAGAACGCCCTTGAGGAAGTGCCAGATTTTGATGATGGCATTCCGTTCTAAATAGAGGGAGACTGTTTAGCGGCGTCTCCCCGCCCGCCCGACGCTACGAGGCGGGCTTTTTTAATGCTAACTAATATTCGTTCCACCCCTTTCGGGGGTGAAACCACTTTCATCGTGAGTGGCATGGTAACCTTGGCGTGGCTTTGTCATTTGAGCCATTGAGCAGTTGGCATGGCTGCTCATCTGGGTGTGCGGCCGATCACGCCCATCCACGTATCGCCTTCTAGTTGGCGCTGGAAGGCGATTTTTATTGCTTATTTGGATTCCCAGTAAACGGCGTTTATTAAGAATGCAGCTAACATAATAAAGATTATGTTATGGCCGCGGCCTAGTAATTGCAATGGCTTTCGCTCACCATCCTGGCCTCGCGGCCCTGCATCAAGCAATCACTAACGGGCAAACTGAGCCCACTCCCATTGCAGAAACTGTTGCAGCGCAAGTTGAGAAGAAGGTAGAAATCGAGGAAATCACCAAAGAGCTGCAGGACGATGCCCGCCTGGAGCGCCCGAAATGGAAGGGATTTGGCTGATTTCTAGGTGTTTTGAGGGTCGTGCTACAGTGGTCACGGAAAGTCCCGAGCGCAACCAGTTCCAGAACTGACGAGCCCTAGACTCCCTCCAGGCATGGCCTTCCAGCACCAGCGAAGCCCCCCAAAGGGGCGGAGCGGGAGTCGGCACCCAGGCCAAGATCCCTTGGAAAAACCAAAACGTGTCTTCCAAGGCAAAAAGGAAGATAACATTGCAAGGCAAAATAATCCTGCAATGCTGAATCCTCCGCAGCCTGTCGAAAGCCTCCCTTCGCTGGAGCACAATGGGGTGGAAATTGTTTGTCGTATTCACCACGGCTTCTCCACGCCATCGAAAGGGCCAATGCCAGCACCACGCTATTTGTATGGTGCCGTGAGCCCCGAAGGCGAACGGCACTGGCGGCGCAGTCTTAATGACATTCAAGCCCTCATTGATGCAGGCTTTAAGCTGAATGCTGCAGCAGCAAAAGCGTGACGCACAATAATCGTTTGTCTGATTCCGAATGGAATGAGATGAACTCGATACGGAGGGCCATTAAGGATGGCCCTCCTAGTGTCGCCGCACAGAAGATGGAACGGTTCACTGAGCTATTCGTGCGAACGCTTCCATATGAAGGCGATACAATTGCGCCAACAGTGGAATTTACAGATGGCTCAGCCTGAAATTGTCTTTAAAGATAAAGAAGAAGGCTTGCGCTATGCATTGAAGATCCTCACGGATGCTGGTCTCACGCCAGAGGAGATCGAGCGCGTTCGTGCCAAGAATAAGCCTGGCGTGAACATGGCCAAGGATTTGATTGGCCTGCGTCGATACATGGTGCAGGAGCTATTGGCTGCCAACATGAGCAACCGGCAAATTGCTGATGCATTGCAGCTCAGCAAGGAAACAGTTAATGCTGATCGCCACCACGCTCGCCAGCTTTATACGGAAAAGCTTCTGCAGAGCGCAGACGTGCATCGAGCACGTCTGCTCAAGGAGCAAATGGACTTGAAAGACAAGGCCATGGAAGCGTTTGAGCACAGCAAACGCAAGAAAGTCACCACCATCCAGGATGGTGACGATGGTAAGGGCGGCACCATGATCAAAGTGGAAGAGAGCGCTGGTGAACATGGCTTCCTAAACGTGGCCAAGAATGCTCTGGTGGAGCAGGCCAAGCTCCTGGGTCTGCATGAACTCAAGCGTGAAGAACAGCAAGACAAGACTTATCAACAATTCCTTAAGGATTTGACAGTCACCATCGATAAGGAGAAAAAGCTCAGCGAAGATACTGCGATGAAGGAAGGCGCAGTGGAAGTTGAGGCTGTAGACGCAAATGAGAATGATGAGGAGCGTGATGTAGCAGAGCGCACGCGATTCCTGCAAAGTTCAGAAAGTCTTTAGCCCCGGTAGTTGACGCGCTTCGTTATCGTCGGCAAGATACAAGCGTTGCCATTTCCCATTGTCTTTCTCTTTCAACAGCGTCGACGACTTCCTGCGAAAAGCTAGTGAAGCCAAGAGTGAGCAACGGGCAGAAGCCAATGCCTGGGCTCAAGATTTCCTTAATGATCCCCATACCATTGGCGTGCCAGTGGAGATGGCCGACACCATCGGCGCCCTCCTAGAGAAGCATGGCGATGAGCCACTAAGGCAAATCGCCCTCTTCTGTCTTGGTAAGTGGTATGGCATCCACACTGGCGTCATTCAAGAAATGATCGTCATGGAAGACACCGCTGCCTCCATCGCTGGGGCGATGGACGCCGCTCGCGTTAGCAGTGCTATTCAGCTCCTGGAAGGTGTGGGCAGTTTTGGTGGTGACGATTCCTGGCGAGAGATGCTTAAAGAAGGCATCATCTCCGAAGTGGATGAATACAAAGCCAGGGAGCAGGGCGATGGTTGATATGCCAAATGCCATGAATGCCTATCTCATCACCACAAGTCGTGACGAGATGATTTCCCTCATGGCACCAAACGAATGGCTAGCTCGCCAGCTATTCGCAACGCACTTCCCACGTAAACGCATTTCAACAGTGACGGAATGGCCTTCTGACATTCCCTGCACTGTTCCCACCATCGAATGATCTTTCCTACATTCCGACTCACCACCAGCCATGCAGGAGGTATCTTCCAGCTCGGTCCTGTCACCATCGAATGGGCCAACACCATCCCAGAAGGCAGTCAGCTCATGGGGCAGCCCTGTTGGGGCTGGACAACAATCTTATTCCCAAATGACGTTTGGTTTTTCGGAAAATAAGCTTGTTGCCCAGCGCCAAGCATATATATGCATTCCGCCTGCCCTGGCGCAGGAAGTGATGGCCAAGAGCCAAGAAAGCCCACCGCCACATCCAGTGTGGGCCAGCGTGCAGCAGCGCAACCGCTACTTCGTGGTGACAGCCACATCTCTCGATGATCTGACCGAGATTGCGGACTTTGCCCGCGTGGAGCTTGAAGAACCAGAAGAGCCGCTCACTAAGGTGAGGCGCAATGCCTTCCAAACCTTGCTTGGCCGCGCCCATCGCTACGCAGTGCTAGAGCCATTAGGTGAGTGTCACTGTGTTGCCATCGCCTGGCGTGAGCAGCCTTTACGTAGCAACAAGGCATCATCGAAGATTGTGCGTGAGCTGCGTGAAGCAAAACGCAACAGGGGCTTGACACTGTATTGCTGATGCGGCACCATGCCGTGCATGGGACGCGAGTCCCTTCCATTGCTTCTTAATCATGCATAGCAAAGTGGTTGCCGTGTCAGGCCACACCAGTGACCGTGGCATGTCCGTGTTTGCCAGGAATGTTCTTGGTAATACAGTGCCAGTGATGTTTAGTGGTGAGCCTGTCGTTGAAGGCGTGTTTCGCGTGGATGAACTGCTCCGCGCTTGCCAGTCCCTTGAAACTGCTCTCTGCGCCCTGGAGGGCCAACGCTCAGACGTTGGCCCGTCCGCAATGCTGGACAATGCCATCAACGATTTGAACTACCTGCAAATTCGCTTGGATGCATTGGTACGTGATAGTGCCGTGATGCACGGTTCAGTGGTTGAATGCATGGCCGTGGAAAAGCCTGATCTAATGCAGGCCTATCTCAGTGCCTTTGCAAAAGCAGTTGGCCAAGGAGAAGTGTGACAATGGATAGAGAACTAATGGAATGGACAATGAAGCCTTCTGAATTCTTTGAAGAGATGGCCTACCGCATGCGACGCTTGGAGAAGCGTCTGGCGAAGCTAAAGAAGACTGAAGAAGAGCTTATTTTGGAACGCTACCGACAAGCGACTTCTGTCTAATCCAAGGCCCCATCAGGGGCCTTTTCTTTTGCCTGCGCCCAGGTGGAATCATTTGGTAGCGGCTCGGTGCGAAGCAATCTCCATACGTGGGTCTGGCTGCATCCCGCGATCTGTGCAATTTCCCTTTGACTCTTTCCATCTTCTCTCAAGGAGCTGATTTTATCGATATCACTCGACGATAATTTCTGGTGTGGATAGTGGCCATATCGCTCCATAAATGCTTGCATGTTTTCGGAATGCGAACACCATTCAAGATTGGACGCGTGATTATTTGTTTTGTCATGGTCTATATGATTGACGCAGTTCCCATCGCCCTTCGTTAGCCAAGTTTCCGCAACGGCTCTATGCACGTAGTAACTAGCCCTGCTGCGGCCAGGCTTGAACATCAAATAACCATTGCCAGGGTTTTTGTACAACTTGAGCAGTCGACGAGGCCCCCTTACTTGCCCGCAAGCCGAAACAAAATACCCAGGGCAATTATTTATTGCCTGAAATTCAATATCCATTTCAATCATTTTCCTGCTTCCAAGTAATGTCCCCTGGTATCGGTTCCATGCCAACTTCCCACGTGTCGTAATCCTCTTCATTGCGCGGGTCGTACACCACGCCGTGGCGCAACCATTGCGCAAGACGTTCCTTTTCCTGCTCTGGTGAAAGCTTCATGCCGGGTCCGGCCAATGCTGTATAGAGCCTAGCTAGGTATGTATCAATGAAAAAGGCGGGCTTTGAGGCCCGCCTTTCTTAATGGTTGTGGCCTCCGATGAGCAATTTTACCTACAGGAGCAAAGCTCAACCATAGGGACAGTGCGCTCCTGAGGCCCATGCGATGCCTCGACTCACTCCGTCACGAAGATCGTCCACACTGTCTCGCCCGTCCACCCTTACGGCTCGCCAAGCGAATGACGAGGGAAGCGATTAAGCCCCCAGGACCGACCACTCGGAAATAGTAGCACCAGCAACACCAAGCTGCTCCCCGCATCAATCCTTAAGAAATTCGCAGGCCAGGCGAAAAATAGGGCACAATAGTGGGACTGCAAAGCCGGCGACGGCCTGCAGCTCCTGGAGCTACTCCCCCATTCTGATGCTTCGATTTCTGTCTTCTCTCCTGCTGCTGGGCACCATTGCACCATCCGCCCAGGCAGCAGCGTTTCAATGCGGCCAAGCAAGCCACTACGGCATTGGCGATGGCTACCACGGGCAGCGGACTGCCTCTGGCCAACGCTTCGATGCCTATGGCATGACCGCCGCCCATCCATCGCTGCCACTGGGCTCTCGCGTGGTTGTAAAGAACCGTGACAATGGTCGCACCGTGTTGGTGACCATTAATGATCGCGGTCCTTACGCTGGTGGCCGCGTGCTTGATCTGTCCTACGGCAGCTTCTCTCGCATTGCTTCGCCCGGTCAGGGCGTAGCCAACGTCTGCATCTCCCGAGCCTGATTAGCTCACCCACCTCCTGGAACCATGCTTGACCGCCTCGCTTCTCTCAGCTTCCTGCTCACCGTTTGTAGCCTGGGCGTCTTTGTCCTGATTGCTGCTCCACAGGTGCAGCCCAATCACGAAGGCCTGGCCAAATGCCAGGAGCTTCATCCCGTTCGCTATTGCCGAATTGCGAATGGCTTCCCCGTGGAGCCCCTGCGCTGATACGCTGCCCCTGGAATGTTCGCCCCCGCTTGACGGGGGCTTTTTCATGCTCTAATATTCCCGCAAGCCCGAGAGGGTGATCCTTCTTCAACCACCATGACCGTCTCTTCTCATTTCCGCGTCAGCAAGAAAGCCCAAACTGCCCTGGGCATCACCGTGCTGAACGTGCTGCAGCATTGCGTAGTCATCCGCACCGAGCGTGGCCCTCGCTTTATGAGTCGTAAGGTGTTTGATTCCTGGGAGGCTAAGCAGCGTGCCCATAAGGCACGCGGGTGCCATGCCCGCTACATCGCCAACAATGTGTGGATGGTGCTTGATCCCACCACTCCCACTGATGCTCACACTGTCATCCGCACTGGCGCCTATGCCAAAGGCATTGAAGGCAAGTGGAGCTGCACCTGCACTGATGCCCATTTCATGATGGAGCGTGGCCAGGAGCCCTGCTGCAAGCATATCCTTGCAGCTCACATGCAACTCAACATCGGCTCATGAACGATCTTTATTACCCTTCATTGGACTCCCTGGAAGATCGCCTGGGTGATGCACTTGGCCTTGCCCTGGGCATCATCCGCGATCCTGAGGGCAAGGCTCTCACCAATCAAAACATGGCCATCATTGAAAAGGCATTCAAGGAATGGTGTGACAAGCAAATTGATGAGCTGGCAAATGAAAAAAACAGCTTCTGACGCTGGTTTTGATGGGGCTAGGGGCATTCGACTGAATAATCCCCTCATGAAAGATGGAGGTATTTATCAGCTCCGTCGTGGCACCACCGATCCCAGGCGGCTTGACATTGATTGCCGAGAGCAATTGATTTGGTATATGCCCGAAGGCCAGGATCCTGAACTCTGGTGGTGCAATGCCAACAATGAATGGTTCCTGCTTTCATTTGAGCCGATGATGCCCGTCCACATTGCTGCATGACAATGACACAGCAACATCCCATCACCCCACCGCCAGAGCTGATGGAGCAGTGGATGCAAGTTCACACCACCAAGTACGACCTGGCCCGTCAAGCCGCCCAATGGGGCGCAGATCAGGAGCTGGAGGCGTGCTGTGAGTGGTTTCAATCGAATGGCTATCACGAGTTCCTGCCAGACAAACTCCGCGCCGCCCGCCGCCCCAAGCCGCCGAGCTTGAAGGAGCAGGCGCTAGAGGATCTGCACATTGCTTTTGACACGGGCTGTTTCAGCGAACGACAGGCCGACACCATCCGCCGCGCCCTTGAACAGCTTCCCGACGACGCATGATTGAAGAATACAAGCGCTCTTGTAAATTCACCGCTCTGAAGCCCTTCGACTACTTCGCTAAAGAGGGCCATTTCATGGAACTCTCGGAGTGGTACAACGGAGAGGGCTTCGACCTTCACGTCGAATCAAGCAATGGCGCACAACGCCTTTCCCTCTCCTGGGGAGAATGGAAGGCCATGCAAGCCCTGGTGGGAAATGATGAAGATGAGGACTAAGGCCGCCATTCAGGGGCGGCCCCGCCTGAGACAGACCAGGCTTCACGAGGCCTGGTCGTAACGACGCTCTATCGCCGGTAACGCCCCATGAAGAAATCAATGGGCTCCATCACCATAGTCAATGGCTAAGTTTCCCGTAGGCGCCATCGTCGATCTCTACGACTTCGGCTTCCATCAATGGCGAGGCGAATATATCGTCATCAAAATCCCAGAGGGCGAGCGCCCTCTCTACAGAATCCGCAACACCAAGACCAATAGCCAACAATGGGTGAAGGAGACTGCCCTGCGCGTTGGCCGCCTGGGGCCGTTCCGCATTGAAAGCTTGCAGCCCTGAGCGCCATGGTGTAGGATTCTGGGCATCGGAGCCGGAGACGGTTCCTCAAGCCTGAACCACCATGATCACCACCTTCAAAACCACCTGCGTTTGCCCCAACTGCGACGGCAAGGGCAAGCTGCCTCACTACAGCCACATCGCTAACGGCGACTGCTTTGCCTGCGGCGGCACCGGCACCCTCAAGATCACTGAATTCATCGGCGACAACTCCGACGTGATCCTGGAAGTGAGCACCCGCAATGGCCAGTTTGATAATGCTTGCCTGCGCTGCCGTACCTGGAAGAACGACCGTGCTGGTGACGGCAAGACCTATCACACCTGGGGCAAGGACAAGTGGTGCCGTGAAATTGTCGATGCCAATGAGGCTCGTGAGCTGTGGCGCAATGCCAAAGCCAACGGCATCAAGACAAGCCTCTGGGAATATTGAGCTTTGTTAAGCAGGAGCAGGGCCACCAAGGCCCCTGCTCTTGCTGGTGTATAGTTCTCTCACGGCCGGCGACGGTCCCATTCGCAACCATCGAAATGACTCTGACCGAGAAGGAGCAACTGCTCTACGCTTCCATTCAAGACGGCATGGATGAGCCTGGCTGTGGCTGGCTCCACGAGCTTGATCCTTTTAATGACAGCCATGTGTGTGCAGGTGTGCTAGGAGCACTAATCACTAAGGGGCTAGTACATTCATACCAAGATGAAGATTTCCCCGATTGCTATTGGGTGACCCTCCTGGAGCAGGGCTGATGAAACACTATCCCTCTTATGAAGCGCGCCTGGAGGCTGACCGCCAGGCGCAAAACAGCGGCTACGGCATTCAGCAATACCTTTGTTCTGATGGCTCCCGCAAGTGGGAAGCTTATGGCTGGGAGCGCATCACTGAACTGCAGCTCCACTACACCAGCTACGGCATTTTTGACCACAAGTGGCAAGCTGAGCGTTATTTCAACAACATCATCCATTCCTGAGCCATGAGCCTCCGCACTGTCCACGGCTTCACCGTGCCCTCCGTCCATCTCAACGGCACTGGCGCCACTACGCTCCGCGAGGAATACGCCGCTGCCTACGAAGCCCTCAACAAGGCCGTAGAAGCCTTCGTGAATACCACCTGCAATGCCCGTGATTTCTACGTGCAGGACCAAGGAGCCTTTGATAAGGCCCGCCACGAGCGGGCCGAGGCCCTGGAGCAGCTCAGGAAAAGCCAGCACTACGTTGGCTCAGTGCTGATGGGCATTTGTGACCAAATGTGAACACTGAAAGCGGGGCTCCCAAGGCCCCGCTTTTTCATGGTGTATAGTTCTGTCATCGGGCCGGCGACGGTCCACCACCCCTGGAGCATCATGACTGTCAATTCCATCACCCTCGTTGGCCGCAACAGCGAAGTGGCCCTGAGCCGCACTGAAAGCGGCTCCGCTTTCGCCTCTTTCTCCATCGTCATCAAGCGTGGCGAGCAGACTGCCACCATCCCTTGCGAAGCCTGGGGCAAGCTTGCCGAAAAGGCCGCAACCATGGAAAAGGGCATGCTGATTGGCCTGATTGGCCCTCTCACCAAGGACAAGAAGGTGCGCCTGGATTGCCTGGAGATCCTGGCCGGAGCGTGAGTCCTGCGGGGCCGCCTCAAGCGGCCCTTATCCTTATCTTTGTTCTTCTCAATGTGATCATGAGCTTTATGGGTTTAATCGCGGTCGAGCATCCTTGGTGTGTTGGCTGCGACGCTGGGATTCACGAGGATTTTCTCCCAACAGAATTTGGTGAGGATGTGCAATGTCCAATCGAAAGCACTGCCTACAAATGTCCGCACTGCGGCCTTGAAATGAGCATAGAAAGTCACGGTAATGGCATGTTCAATGTCTACCCAGACGAGGATACACTCCCAGGGAGAGACGAATTCTTTTGATATATATCCTTTCCCCATCGATATATCCGAGAACCATGCAAGACGCCATCAACATCATTGCCATCTCTAAAAAGGGCAAGTCCCGCATTGGCACCAAGCTCACCACTGCCATTGTTGAACAGGATCACCACGATAAAATCTTCGTTGTGTTTCCTGAGCTAAATCAATGCAGGTGGATTCGCAAAGACAACGATCCTGACTTTTCTATTGTTGATTTCTGAAACCATGCGCTACGTCTGCAACTACAACGATCACGGTCCCTATTTCAGCGCTACGCAAGGGCAATATCAAGCAGCTCGCCTCAAAGAGCTGCTGATGCACGTGCGAGTGTGCATGGAAGACGCAGATCAGGCCATTGGCGTGTTTGACGATGATTCAGAATGCATTGGCATGTGGCTTGATGAAGCAGAGCCCGTCGATGACGGGGAAGGTGGCATGGTGTTGGGCAAACCGTGCTATCAGCTCTATCGCCCAGGCGACATGAGCGCCGGATTGTGGAACATGCACCTTCGCCATTTCAACAGGCCATGATTCTCATCGATTTCTTCTCTGAAGCCGCCTGCAAGGGCACCGAACTGATTGAAGGATGGTATTTCTACGCTGATGATGATGATTCTGTCATTGGTGGACCTTTTCCTGATGAGGAAGCCGCCCTCAAGGCGGCTTTCGATGGGCATTCTTGGTGAGACCCGGCCAGGTGTGTATTGGACCCGGCTAGATGCGTATTTAGGAACCGGCTAGGGTCGTATCAGACCCGGCTAGAGTTGTATCATTGTTTATTCTTATTATTTTTCAGTTGTTAATTATAATTACTTTTTCAATTTGTTATTCTTATTATTAATTAATTGCAATTCTCGGCAATAACAATAAAGAATTAATCACACTTTTTGGCAGTTATTAATAACAATTAATTGCACCTTGAGGCTATAAAGAATAAAGAATTAATTGCACTTTGTCGTTGTTAACAATAAAGAATTGATTGCATCTTGCGAGTATAAAGAATAAAGAATTAATCCGCCTTTGAAAGTATAAAGAATAAAGAATTGTGTGCCAATCCGGCCTGCTGTCACAGCGGCCCTTTTGTCTGTATCCGTTGCTACATTCTGGCCCTTTGTAAGGTTTCGCAATATTTGCGCCGTTTGCCCCTGGCCGTGCTAACGGCCCCGACCCTTTGCCCCCGCTTGTGCCAATCGACGGCCTGGCCTGCCGCTGGGTTGACGCGGGGGCCTGCCATGCGGTACGCGCGGGCGCGATCGTCTTGCTTTGCTTTGGCACGGACCAGCAGTCAGCGGCCCCCTACCATCGCTGGCCGCCCAAAGCCCCTAGCTAGTGGGCCACCTTTGGCTCTGGCCTAGTTGCCCTGGGCTTTGCCCCTTGTGCTTGGCAATATTTGGGGGCGCCCGAGAGGGTGCCGATTCCTGCAAATTCAGCCATGCCCGCTCTCACCCTGACTGCAAAGCTTGCCGCTGTGTTCGGCGGTTCTCTCCTAGCCCTTTTCACGGCCTCGCTTGCCGTAGAGGATCAACGGCACTTCATCGCTTGCCGCGCCACGGGCGCCAGTGCCGACGCTTGCCTGCTGCAGATCAGCGGCCGCTGATCCTGCCCCTTTTCACACCGTCAACCACACACCACCCAAAGCCATGCCCGCCACCACCGTTCCCGCCACCGCCGCCGATTATCTGGGCCACGTGAGCCAGGGCACTTGTAAGGATGCCGGCCTCAAGCGGCCCACCTTTGCAAGCGTGAGCCAGGCCGCCAAAGCCCTGGCCCTGCCCGCTTCCATCGCCACTACCTCCCACGGCTACAGCGTCAACCACGCCGCCGGCCCTGACCTTTGTCGCAACCTGGCCGACGTGGCCGCTTGCCTGCTGCAGATCCACCACACTCAGTGGCGCGTGAGCCCTGCAGGCAAAGCCAGCGCCGCTGCCCGTTTGCGTGCCCGTGCTGCAAAGGGCAAGCCAGCCCTGGCCCCCCACGTGGCCGCCGCTTTGGGCTGCAGCCCTGCCCCTGCAGCCCCTGCCCCTGTCAGCCCTGCCGAGCGTGTGGCCGATGAGATGCTGGCCGCTTTGGCAGATCTGAGCCGCAAGTGGGAGGCTGAGCCCGCAAGCTTTGCCCCGATCGTGCCCGCTGGCCCTGCTGCCCGCAAGACGGCCCCCGCCGCTGTGCCCGCTGACGTGAAGGCGCACCTGGCCCGCTTTGGCCTGGCCGTTGACGGCCTGCTGACCGTAGGGGCCTCCAATGCCAAGCTGGCAAAGGGCAAAGCCCTGGCCTGGCCCGTCATCCTCCATCACCTGCCCGCCAAAGCCCTGGCCCAGGCCGTGGCCGGCCCCAAAGCCGGCCCAACGGCCCCACGCTCCCGGATCGAGGGCCTGGCCGAACTGGCCAAAGCCACCAACACCTACAGCCTGGCCCTGGCCCATAATGGCTGCCCCTGGGCCTCTGCTGGCTGTGCTGCTGGCTGCCTGGCCTGGGCTGGCCATGGTGGAATGTCAACCACAGTGGCCGCTGCCCGTGCCCGCCGCACCCTGGCCATGCTTGCCGATGGCCGCACCTACGCTCGGGCCGTGCTTTGGGCCATCGCTCGAGCCTACCGGCAGGCCCAGGCCAAAGGGCTGCCCCTGGCCGTCAGACTGCGCGGCACAGACGACAGCCCCGTCCACCTTTGGCGCTTTGACGTGAGCGCAGCAGAGGCCCAAAGCCTGGCTCGCCGTTACGGCCTGCCCGTGGCCCCTGGCCAGGGCCTGACGCTGCCAGAGGCCCTGGCCCTGGCCCCTGCCGGTGCTGTGCACTTTTATGAGTACAGCAAAGCCCCCGCCTATGGCCCGCTGGGCCTGCAGGCCCAGGCCAGCGCTGGCTTTGACGTGACAGCCTCGCTAGCAGCAGACCGGCCAGACGGGCTCAGTCAGGCCCTGCAGGCCATGACCGCTGGGTTCCGCCTGGCCGTGCCCGCTGGCTTTGCAAAAGGCCAGGCCCTGCCCCCTGTGCTGCTGCTGCGCGTTCACCCGGAGGCCCCCGCCTGGCGGTTGCTTTGCATCGATGGCGACACCACCGATCACCGCTGGGCCGACCCTGCAGGGCCTCAGCCTGGGGGCTTTGATGGCGTGGCCGTGCTGCTGCGCACAAAGCGCAGCAGGGGCAAAGGGCCAGAGGCCGACGCATTCAGCCTGGCCCCTACCATCGGCGAATGGCAGCCCCTGGCCGGTGGTGGCCAGGCAGCATTCAGCACCACGCAATGGGAGGCCTGATCAATGCTGCCCCTACAGCCCCCGGCATGGCTTGAACGCGAGGCCGAGCGGGCCGAATGGTTGGAAGCCCAGGGCCTGCCAGAGGATTGGCAGCCCGACCCTGAAGACCTAGAACCATGGTGGGAGATTGACTGACAGCCCCTACCCTCTCCAGCCCCCAGGCAGCCCCTGGGGGCTTTGCTTTGCCTGCCGGCCCCTGCCATGCCTGGCCCCCGCTTTGGCCCTGCTGCTGGCCCATAGGCTGCCCGCTGACGCTGCCCCCGCTTTGCCTGCTGCTGACTGAGCTTGAGAGGCTGAGGGTATCAGCCACCACTAGAACACGTGTTCTACAGTCTGGATCACACCTTTGCCATTCCGTCAACCCCTTGCCCTATCAGGAATTCTGATCGTTCAATGCTTGCCAAACGGGCAGGGGCCGTGAGAGGATAGCGGAGCGATGGTTGACACAGCGCGGTAACGTGGGGGCTAGCGCAGAGAGGCGGCGGGCTACCCCTCCGAAAAGTGGCCCCATTTTCTATCTAGTTTTTTCCTATATGCATACCCGCATCACTCTTTGTCAATGGCAAGCTGCATTTTCAATTGAGCAATTCGGCGTCCCATTTCGATGAGTTCCATTTCCGAGGCATTGTTTTTAATTGAATTGGCGCGATGGGAGACAATTGCGACATTTCCCTTCACGTAGCCCCTAGAGCTATCAATTCTGTCTATGGATGGGCTGCAAGGGTGAGGACTTCGGGGTCCGCAGTTAACTTTTGCTTCCCAATGAAACTTTGTTCCCAAATAGGGGCAGCATTCTGGAAGAATTTCGCGTAAGTAACTCAAATCAAGATCATGGTTTACACTTGCCCGTTTTGCCCTAACTTTACTGTCTTCAATAAGTCTTCTCAGCTTCCATTCGATCAGATCATTTTCAGCGCAAGACTGCTTATATGCTTGGCTTCGTTTCGCGTTGCAAGCACGGCAACTTGCCCGCACGCCAGACTTGACACTGCGATCAGTAGAGAATTCTGAAAGCGGTTTCGTTTCACCGCATTTAGAGCAATCCTTAGTTCCTTCCATGGAAGGTAATTAACTGGGCAAAGCATAGCCATGGCTTTTGAAAACATAGTGTTGCTATGGCGAATCAAGGCCCCCAAGGGCCGCAGATGAGCCATATGGCGAAGCTTCGTTCAGAAAGTTAACCATCCCGCTCCTTCCATTGTCATTTCCAGCACAAGGGCGGCCCTCAAAGGCCGCCCGTCTTGATGCTGACATTGTTTTCAACGGCTTTTTGCTTATTCCTGGTCGTTGCACGCATTTTTCCCTTGCATTTACCAAGCGTCCTGGAGCGACGCCGCTTTTAGGGCGGCGTCTCAGCGCTGGAAGGACATTTGCCAGTCCTAGAAGGCTTGTGAGGGGCTTTGGCGTCGAGAGCTTTTTGGTTGCTCTGAAGCGCTCGTTGGCCGCTTTGGGGCGGCCCCTCGCTTAGTGCTGAATCACTGGTGAGGCGTCGCTCGTCAGTGTCGCTTGTCAGAAGGCAGGCGTTGCACTATGCATCCAGCATAACGCAAGCTGAAAGGAGCCGTTTCTGTCCTTTTACTCCCTATTGAGGTACAGTGCGGGGAGTTGGGCTTGTTTCCATGGTCAAGCAGAGGCCTTTGCAGCGCAAAACTGACGGATGGGTGTATTTCGTGCAATGGTCGTCGATGCCGTGGATAGTCAAGATTGGCTTCACCACATCGCCACAAGACCGTTTTGCATCGTTTCTCACTTGTTCAGCGGACACGCTGGTGGTGCTGAAGATTTTTCAGGCTCCGCGTGAAATGGAGAAGGATTTGCATGATCGTTTTGATGCAGCAAGAGAGAGGAGAGAGTGGTTTCGCCTGTCTGCAGCGATCAAGAGGTATTTGCAGGAGGAAGCACCCTGCCAAACGCTTGAAGCCAAGGTGAAATTTGGCAAAGGCATGGAAGACGACGTGAAATGGGTGCCCATGAGGCAAAACACGTCTGTGCTGCTAGAGGCGATGAAACAGGAGCAGCGCATCCCAGGGTTTATCAAGAATGCAAGGCTCTATACGCTTTGGGCCATTGATGATCTTGATACGTGCGATTATTTCGTCACATCGAATGCCATCATTCATCACGAAGCAAATCGTGACATCTACAAAGCGAAAACTATTTACAACCAGTTGATGGATTTAGAAGAGGAGAAGCTTATTGCAAAAAAGAAGGACAAAACATTTTCTGTCACAGAAGAGGGCAAATTGGAACTAGAGAATGCGGAGCTTGATCACGCAAAAGCGAAACCAAGAAAAAGTGCGAAAAGCTTAAGACTTAGTTAATGCTTCCGCACATTGTGTTAATGACTACTTCCCCTCCATCGTTCTCTCTCTAGCGTGAAGAGATACAGCGGAGACCACCATGTGGGACGATCTGCCGGAGCCCTTTATGGTCGGCTCAATCAAGCTATGGCCCGCCCATAGTCGCCCTGGCTATACGTGGTTCATTGCCTACGAAGGTAGGCCTTATTACTTTCGGAGCAAGAGCGAAGCCATGCTTTTTGCAAAGGACCGGCAGTCCGTCGAAGACCCGGAAATGCTGTGTGACTAACGGAAGATTTGGTTAAGGGGCCAGTGGCCGTAGCTAAGCTGGTTCCGTTCAAGAGCCGCCTTTGAGGGCGGCTCTTTCGTCTCAATTACAATGACAATGGCGGAGAAGATTGCCCGCACCGGACGGGTGCAGAGTTGGATGGATGATGCTGACGGGCGCCTTCCCGTTAGCTGCACTGTATTCAACGTGCTTGATTCAATGGAGGGCGAGGATGGCATTGAAGCTTCCTGGCGTTTTGTATCCCACGGGCTACGGAATGGTGCGGGCGTGGCCGTGCATTTGTCTGATTTGCGGCCCAAGGGCGCTGAAAACGGCAAAGGGCTAGTAGCAAGTGGCCCTGTGAGCTTTGGCAAAATCTATTCCACATTGAATGAAATTCTGCG